AAACGCAGCGGCGGGGTTGACACCAGCGCCTCTCTCCACACCAAAACCTTCACGAGTTGGAAACTTGATCTTCTCGACGGCATGGCGAGAGATCCAGAAGTACGGCCGGCCGACTTCCATGTCGCGTTCGTGATCGTCCAGTGCGTCAACCGTCAGACCAACGTAGCAATCATTTCTGATCACAGGCTGCAGAAGCTGGTTCACCGGGACCGTAAGGCTCTCATGGTGGCCAGGAAGAGGCTGTCACGCATCGGTTGGATGGACGTTCAGACAGGACGTTACGGAAGGGCGACGGAGTACCGGTTCCACGCTGAGCGGGCGCAGCTGCTCGAGAACATCCGGATTGATGAGGAGATCCTAGCCCGCGACGAAAACATCAACAGTGGGGAGAAAACCCCTCACTGTCGCAAGGCATACAATGGGGAGAAAACACCCCGTTATGGAGGGACCAACAGTGAGGAGAAAACGCCCCATAGAAACACGGAGGCAAAAACGCCCCATAGCAATTCACAATGGGGAGAAAACGGTACTCTCAGTGGGGAGAAAATGCATCCCCTACACCTTCATACACCTAGAAGAGAGTCTCTACCGTTAAAGAATAGAACTCTAGAGACGTACGAGGCACACGTCATTACCTTTGATCGGTGGGTAGAGTTTCAGGAGACAATTGCTCGTCTCGAATACGATGAGGAGTTGCCGCGATTCGAGGCCGAGCATCGTGCTCGAATCCTGTGCGGGTTCGACGATGCGGACGTGGATGGTCGGCAGGGTGCTCGCGACACCCTACCGACCTTGGCCAAACATTACTCCGAGGAAGGAATATCAAATGACCAGGACTACGAATAACACATCCGAAGCCGCTGGCCTATCGCACGAGCAGATCCTTCTTAACCGAGGGATTGACAAGATACTGGCCCAATACTGGACATCCTATGCCGCTGAGCGCGTCGATGATCAGGAGGCTGACATCTGGGACATGTCTACTGACGAGGCCTATTGTGCAGTTGCATGGACGCCGTCGCCTCACCTTCGACATGTGACTGAGAAACTGAAGATTGTTCAGCATGCCATTGGCCTAGACTGGTCGAACGCTCGTATCGAGATCATGCTCGCGTCCATTCGCAAAGACGTAGAGCAGTTGGGCGGCTGATCACGCTGCGACAGCACGGCGGAGTTCTTCCCATCGTGCTGTCGTTTCAAGAGCATCAGTCGAAATCGGCTCCACCATCGGAGCCTTGCTGTCGAGCATTTTTGAGTCAGACGGCTAAGGATTGTTTACCGCGCAGGTCATCATTTTTGGCGAGAGGAAAAAGGTTATTCCTGAGCAGGGACGGCCGCTACGCACCCCTGGCGGGCTCCTGATCCCCAAGCGCATCAACGGAAATCACCCCCAAGTATCCTTGCAATTTCGCAAACAAATCTAAGTTACTTGCAATTATGCAAGATTGCGCTATACTCCCATGGAGACCTATGGGAGCGGTGCGTTATGGCCCAAATGCATGAGTTGCTTGAGGAATTGGCTCGCATAACAGGCCGGCATCCCGAGACCCTGACCCACAACATGCGTCTGCTGCGCACCGCAGGCCATGTTCAGGCGGGGCGGCGCGGCGTCCTCAGTCAGGTCGAGGCGAAATCGGCGGCAAACCTGCTGATCGGCTGCATGTCGGGCGTGCAGCCCGCGGACACTCCCCGGGCCGTCGAGGTCTTCTCCGGTCTTCGCCCTCTGAGAAAAGGCGGTTTCAAACAAGGCTTTCCAACATTAGGCTTCGTCGCCAAGGCCGATACGTTCGGGCAGGCGCTTGAGCAGCTGCTGCTATTGGGTCCACGCCTGAAGCGCGAGGCGCTGGTGCTGCTGACCGTGCTTTTCGACCGCGTGCCAACCGAGCAACTGCTCGACCTGCGGTTCTTTGAGATCGAATTGCTGTTGCAGCGACAGCCGGCACCTTACGCGAAACTGACCTTGGAAGCCGTGAACGAGCAAGGCCTCTACACGCACTGCTTCTCTCAAGAATGGGTCACAGACTCCGCCAAGTTCATGAGCGGGTTCTACAAGCCCGAAATGGCCGCGCAGACCGATCTTCGCACCCAAACCAGCATCACCCATCGATCAATTTTCCGCATCGGCGACTTGCTCGCGGCGGACAGCACCGAGGAGCAAACCGATGAGGCTTCACGAATTGAAAGAAAAGCGGGCCTGCAAGGTCAGCGACATGCAGGCACTACTGACCAAGGCGGAAGCCGAGAGCCGCGATCTTACGGATACGGAGAGTCAGGCCTTCGACTCCCACAAGACTGAGATCCGCAGCCTCGACACGCAGATAGAGCGGGCCGAGGTTGTCAACGAACTGGAGCGCCGCGCCTCGGCCGATCCGGTCACCGAGCAGCCGTTTACTCAACTCGAGCAGCGGGTCTCCATTCTGAAGGTGCTGCAGCATCTTATGGACCCTTCCCAGCAGCCTCTCGCAGGCGCTGAGGCTGAATACAGCCGCGAAATGGCCCGACGCAGCGGACGCAGGCCCGAGGGTGTCTTTGTGCCGTTTGGCGCGCTTGAACAGCGTGCCCCGGTGCTGACCACGACCGTGCCCGAGATCGTGCCGACCATCCATCGCGCCGACTTGTATATCGATGCATTCAGGCGGGCCCTGATCAGCCAGCGCCTCGGCGTCCGGGTGCTGACCGGCCTGACGGGCAACATCAGCATTCCGCGCCGCAGCACCGGCACCAGTGTCGGATGGGTGGCCGAACACTCGCCCCTGCCTGATACGCAGATGGACTTCGACAGTGTAACAATGACGCAGCCCCGACGTCGAAACCTTGGTCCGTGAGGATCTGGCCCGCGCCGTGGCCGAGGAGGTCGACCGGGTTCTGATCGACGGCGGTGCGGTGGCAACCGAGCCGGTGGGCATCCTTCGGACTTCGGGAACGCTTCAAGGCACGTTGCCAGGCCCAATCTTCTCTCAGGTCCTGACCATGATCGGCGTAGCCGAGGATACAAACATACCTGGCCCGCTGCAGTGGCTGCTGTCTCCGAAAGCGTCGCGCAAGTTGCGCGGAACGCTGGTAACGGCCAACGGTGAAACCTTCATCATGCAGGGCGGGCAGATCGGTGAGATCCCAGCGCTGTCCACGTCGTTCGTGCCGGATGCAGGCGCAAACCTGGGAACGGCCATCCTGGGCGACTTCTCCCAGACCATGATCGGTATCTGGGGGGCGTTGGATCTTAGCACCAACCCCTATGCGGAAGCGGTCTACAGGCGCGGCGGTGTTCTGGTGCGAGCCATCAGCACCTTGGATATCGGCCACCGCGATCCGAAGGCCTACGTCATCGCAGACGACATTCCGGTCTGACGCCATGGGCAACCGGGACCGCGAGCGCCGCAGCGCGCCTGTAGAACTCAGGGCACAGGGCCGCAGGCTTTCGGGCTATGCGGCGACCTTTGGCATCCCTGCCAAGATCGGCACCTTTACTGAGATCCTCGCGCAGGGATGCTTCAGGAACTCTCTGAACGCGGACATTCTCGCGTTGCACGACCATGACCCGGGCAAGGTGCTAGGGCGTACCCGCTCCGGTTCCTTGCGCCTGTCGGAAGACAGCAGGGGGCTACACTTTGACCTGGACCTGCCGGATACCAGCCATGGGCGCGACGTGCTGGCCCTGGCCGAACGCAACGATCTCGGGGGCATGAGTTTCGGTTTCGAGACCTTGGACGACCATTGGACGAACGACATGCGCGAACTGCGCAGCGTTCGTTTGCATGAGATCTCAGTGGTGAGTAGTTGGCCCGCTTACGAGGGCACGATTGTCACCGTCCGGGCGCGGTCGCTGGCAGCCCTGCCAAAGCTGGCACTCGCACGCCGCTATCTTTCCACACTTGGAGAAAAGCCATGAAAGCGTTCAAGCACAACGGCCTTGTGCCGGTGGTAGTTAAGAAATCGTTTCGCGCCTACCGCGAAGGCGAGACCGTGCGCCTGTCACCATCCGAGGCACAATTGTACATCGGCAGCGGCAATGTCGAGGAAGCTAAACTCCCGAAGGGTGTCGAGGCCTTGTCTGTGCCGGATGCTGTGTCCGCGATGGTGTCGGACAAGATCCTGCCGAACCCTTTGCCTGCGATCCCTGATCGGTGGGAGGAGCAGCACCAGTTGCAGCGCATGAAATTGGCCGAGCAACTGGTGGGCCGTCCGGTGAAGGGCGACGAGGCCGACACCATCATAAAGCGCGAACTCGAGCGCCGGCTGACCGAGTAAGCGCAATGGGGTTCCTGTCCCGCCTGCTCGGCCTGGAGAAACGGGACGCAACGGCCATGGCGTTGCCGGATCCGTACCTTGCGCCTTACCTGCCCTTGCTGCCCGGGTCGTTCAACTCGCACTTCCGGTCTCCTGACGAGGCGGTCTCGGTGCTGGCGGTGGCCTCGCGTTGCATCACCTTGATCAGTGAGGGGCTGGCGAGCCTGCCGTTGACGGTCTACCGGCGGCTACCGGATGGGGGCAGGGAGGCAGTGGAAACCAACCCGCTGCACCGGCTGCTGAACGAGGCTGTCAATGATCAGATGACAGCCTTTGAGTTTCGAGAACTGCTCGGCCGCGATCTGACAACCTACGGCAATGCCTATGCCAGGATCGTCAGGGACGGGCGCGGCGCCGTGGAGGAACTCCATTATCTGGCCTTTGCTGGCGTGGGTGTGGAGCGGCTGACCACAGGGCGGTTGCGGTATCGCTATGCCGATACTCTGACGGGACGCAACAGCGT